TATACTTTCATCTAACTCTTTTTGCTTTTGTTTTGCTAGAATGTTCATAATAGAGAAAACTTTTATATCTAATATTTCTTCGATAACATCTCTACGAAAACTATTTTTAAGTTGCATGAAAGGTATGAAAGAAGAAGAACCTAAAACTACAACTTGATTAAATGTTTTAGAATTAATCTTTAGTATATTTTGTTCTAAATGTTTTTGATAATCCATAATCGTTGCATCTTGATTTATCAATTCGTCATCTACATATATTTCAAATTTATTTGGTCTAATACTTCTACAAACTTTATATTCTTTAGAACCTATCTGAAACTCTGCCTCAACCTCGGTACCGCCCAGATTTATACTATTAACTAATTGGTCTTTCTTTACTGAACGAAAAGGTTTATTAAACAAACTAAAAGATAAAGCATCTAGTATAGTTGATTTACCTGCACCATTATCACCAACAATAAGTGTGGTATGATTTTTGTCTAAATCTACCTCAATAAAATTATTACCAGTAGATAGAAAATTTTTCCATCTAACTTTTTTAAATATTATCATAACTCAATATCACCGGCTTCAGTATATAATGTTTTTAAAAATGTCTTTAGTTTTTGTTTGTCTAATTGTGTAGATAGTTGGTCAACAAAATTATTCATCAATGTTAATGTGTCTTCACCTTTTTCAACAATATCATCATGAACTGTTGAAGCATCTAAATCAGAAAAGTCTTCTATAACTTTAATATCAGTAACATTCACTTTTTTATAAAAGTTATCTACAAACTGGTCAAACATATAATAGTCTGTTTTTTTATCTACTATAACTTTAATAATCTTATCTTCGTAAGGTTTGTAATCAAAATTAGAGTAATCATTTTTTTCATCATTATAGTAAATCTTTTCAAACATTGTAAATGGATTTGCAACTCTTTCTAGTTCCCTAGTTTCAGTATCAAGAATATGAAAACCTTTTGGGTCTTTATAATCATTCCATACCATTTCATATGGAGAACCCAAATAATGTATATGTCCATCATTTGACCTGTGATGAAAATGACCTGAATAAACTTTTTCAAATCTCTTAAATAGTTTAGTATCTAAACCACCTTGACTTACCATACCATTGTGCATAGTAAAACCTTGTATCTCTAAATGACCACAAATTAAATCAGCCTTTTCTTGTTGTAAAACTTCCATAGATTTATTTCGATTGTCAGCACAAATCCACGGTAACATGAGTATTCTCATTCCATCAAATTCTGCAACTTCAGGATTTACATAAATGTGTGGTTCATGAACACCATCAAATGTGGTTAGTAATTCATTAACTGCATTTACTTCATTTGTATTTTTATAATAAGTATCATGATTACCTATAATTATATGTGTGTCAATTTTGTGTTCCCACAATTTACACATAAATTTATTTCTAAAATCGTATGATGTTTTAAAATTAATAAATTTTCTACGGTCGACTATATCACCTAAATGTATTAGGTTTTTTATATTGTGTTCTTTCAGGTACGGAAAAAATATCTCATCGTAAAACTTATAAAAGTATTTACTAAAGGCTGGACTATCGTTTCTCGCACCGAAATGGGTATCGGTTAATAAAGCTATTTTCATAATTACATAAAAAATTCAAGTAGTGTTTTTGCTTTCTTTTTCTTTTTAACTTTCTTTTCTTTTGGTTTATCTACATCATCTTCGGTTACTAACATATTCTTTGCAAGATACTCTATGTAAGCATCTTGATATGCTTTATCATCAATGTTAGTTGCTGTTTCTACATCAAATCCAGATTTTAATATTAGTTTTCTTTTAATCGTTTGTTGTTTTTTCTCTTTCTGTATTCTTCGAATAAAAGCATAATAAATTATCTGTGTAAAGTAAGCAAAAGGATTCTTTGATTTTTCAGGATTAAAATTATCTACATACTGCAAACAGTTTTCTATACCGTCACTAATCATTTCTTCTTTATATGTGTAGTTAATGAAGTTTGGTCTATAAGATAAGTGATTTGCAATCTTTAAAAAACACTCTCCGATATAGTTAGTCACAGCTGAACTACATGACTCCCTATATTCTATCATAGCTTGTAAAAACTTTTTATTATCTACATAATGCTCAGATTTCTTTTTCATAATATCCTTATTATATCATACTTTTTCTGGATTATCAAATTATTTTGAATTTTTTTTGGTATTTGACTTGACTTTTTTGAAAACTCTTGTTATAATAACCGTGTTCGGTTTTCAAGAGAATAAGTCTAATGAATAGTTCGATTTCCTTGTAAATAATCCATAACATCGTCATCTGTGAGTGCTTCTTCTTCCTCTTTACTCATTTCATTCATTTCTTGTCTAGTTCCCATTTTCCATTTTCTTGTTTTTAAATGGTCTTTTATATTATTATAATACTCGGAAAGGCTGTCATTTGCGTTTGCAACAGTTAATATTTTTGATTTATGGATAGGATGCTCTTTTGTTTCGGAATGATATATCCATTCAGACAATGACATATGCTCTTCAACCAAAAACTCTTTAGATAATTTAGGCACTATTTCCATCTTTAATGGGTCAACAAGATAAAGAAAATCTTTCTTATCTTCTTTTTCTTTTATTTGACTTACTATTTGTTCGCCACTAATTAATCTTACTACTCTAATCATAGGTCTATGTTATGGATTTCATAATCGAAATCTTCCTCCACATAAGTATTTATTCGTTCAGAAAAATGATTTAATGTGTAATTTTTATAAGCACCGATAGATAAATCATCTGCTATATCATACAAAGTTGCTTTTGTCTTATTATCTCCTAATCTTAATCCTCTACCAATACTTTGTAAATTTCTAATACGACTTTTACTAGGAGAAGAGAATATAATATTATGCAGATTACGAATATTAATACCAGTAGAAAAAGTTCCGAAAGATGCAACTATAATTGCATTCTTTTCATTTTCTGTAATACTTCTAACTGTTTCTCTATCTTTAGTTTCTGTTCCACCATAAACAAAAAAAATCTTTCGCGTGTGTGGGTCTAATGTATCACCTATTAAATCATATAATATTTTACCATGTTTCTCTACATACTGAAACAGGCATAAAGTATTCCCGTCCAAAGACTTACATAGATTGCG